GTCCACTGGCTGCGCTTGTTCCAACCCGAACACCGTAACTTCTTTGGGTGGGTCGCTCTTGCAGTTGTGAGTTTCTGGTACACGTAGAATACGTGCTACGTCTGCCGTTACTGCTGGATCAGCAGGGAAGCTGTGTTTAACACATAACGACTTGAGACGCTCGGCTACAGGCGTCCACTCTTCTGGTGTTACATCCTCGCTCAAGGGCCAGTATACATGCACCCCGCCCCCAGAATTAACTGTGATAGGCCGTGGTAGGCTAAGTTCTTTACAGAACCTGCGTAGCTCTTTTATTGCCTCGTGTTGTGTGGGGAACTCTTTGCTCGGCCCACAGTCTAAGTCCATGAAAAATGAGCGTAGTTTTATCGCGTCATCTTGCTTGCGCGACCCCGCTGCGCCGAAAGTAGCCAGTGCAAAGTACACATCATAACCGTTTGAGTCTAGGTCACGTGATGCGTCAAGCACATGGTCTAAGGATTCATAAAACTTTTGTTTAAGTTGCCCTGTTTTGTTGGCGGCAAATACACAGTACCACCCTTCGCGGGGCACTACGCTTTGCAGAAATGTTTTTGTTTGCATTGCTCTTGCCCATGAAAGAAATGCCGTGACCTGTTACAGTCACGGCTACCAAATTATTCGTCGTCCCAAGCGTCAACTAGATCGCCAAGACCTTCATCAGAGGTTACTTCCTCTTTTTTCTTACCACGATTTTTTGGTTCTTCCACGGGTGCATCGTCCGCTACTTCGGGCGTTGCCTTCTTCTCTAACACGTTGTTAGATTTTTTTGGGGCCGCTGGCTTTTCCTGTACACCGTCTGCTTGCGACACTGTAAACTTTATCGCTCGCTCTACGTCAGGATGTTCGCGTACCTCAATTACCTTCTGCAGTTCATCCTCTTCCAAGGGGCGTGCGGCTTTGAAATATAGTTTCGGAACGTCGCTGTTGTCGTCGAAATACATCTCTGTCACCACTGCGGATGGCGGTGCGTTATGTGCCTGTAAGTAGTTAGCGTATGCTTGCATTGGCATCTTACCGTCCACTGGCTTACCAAACACGGACATAGCGGCTAAGTTAAGTTGGTATATTTTGTTATACTGCCCTTCTAACGCCACGGCGATACGTTGTGAGTAGCGACACGCGCGTGTCTCACCTTGCCCAGAACCACGTACGTTCATAGGGCAATCGCCACATGCAGACGCTTGACGTTGCACATCTGGCACATCTGGAGATGGGCGGCGTGTATCCGCAGACCAACAAGTCGGACCCGATGGGTTCTCGGGGTCGTATGTACCCGCGTAGTATGCGCGTGAAATCTTAGCCGCGTCCAAAATTACTACGTTAAGTGAGCCGCTGTTGTTAACATTAACTTGTTCACCGTTAACCAACTCACGGAAACGTCCGCCGCGCAGACTAATACGGCGCATACCGCCGCCACCGCCACCGCCCCCCGCAAGGTTGTCAGCCGTGTTTTGAAGAGATTTAAACAGGTCGCTGTTTACGAGACTGTTCCCTTTAAATAGTTCAAGTTCACTCATATTGTGTTCTCCTTACACATCTTCGTCAGTATCGAAATCAAATTCTAACTGACCATCTTCTAGTTCTGTCGATACCATAACCGACCCTACAGATCCTGCGGCAGTCGCAGTAACTGCTTCTGAAGCGCCCTCTTCTTTTTGTCTTTTAGTAAGCGCTTCTGCCACCTTGTCTCGGTCAAACCGATAGGTGTTGCCCAACCCTATGTAAGTATCTTCGGGGATATGCCCCTGCCGAACCCACGCACGGATGGTAGAGACTGACACGTGAAAATATTGTGCCAAGTTCTCGATAGTAACAAACGGACTTTTTTCGGTAGTCATTTTTTCCTCACTGAAATTGCGTATTCAGCATCCACGTTCAACCCCGGTGGTAACAAGTCAGGGTTCTCTTCTAGGAACTGCTTTACATTTGACTGGTTAAGACGCTTGTCTAAGAACTCTGGTACTTCATGTTCCAAGATAAACTTATGCATGGACTCCCAGTCGTTAGTCCAAAACCGTTTCTTGAGGGTACGATAGAACAAACCTTCCCCAGTGCGGACACTTTCGATGTTGTGCTCTTTGCAGTGCTCAAGTAACGCGCTCTTAATCTTATCCTGTTGCCCTTTGAGGTTGTCATCTTCCTCTTTGAACTTAGCTGACAATTCCGCGCGTTTGTCTCTTATTTTTATGTATATGCGCGTCAGCTTTTCGACAGGGATGTTTTCATTGCTCATAACATTCTCCTTTACTGAGTCTTAACATCTACTAGCATCAAATAGCTTAGTCAAGTATCTCTTTGTATAGATCGATAATTTTTGAGTGTACGTCTATTCTGTTATCAAGTAGTGAGTATACGTGTCTTTCGACAGCGGAACCTTGTAACTGGATCACTGTACACGGGTGGCGTTGCCCAGAGCGATGCACACGCGCATTTGCCTGCGCGTAAGTCTCCAGTGAGGAAGTCGGACCCCACCATACAACAGTATTAGCCGCGGTTAAAGTCACACCATGTGCTGCCGACTGAGGCTGTATCACCAATATCTTGGGGTCAGGCGTATCTTGGAACCGTTTAAATATCTCGGTTCGCTTCGCCGCAGGCACGTCCCCGCGAATCACTTCGGTGGTATAATTATCAGCGAGTAGCTTCTCTACTAACACGTCTATAGTGTGCTTGAACGGTACAAAGATCAGAACCTTTTGACTGCTCTCGTCTATAACTTCTTTGAGTACGTTGTATCGGTTCTTGATATCGAACTCCAACGTAGACCCATCGTCTGTATACACAGCACCCGCACTGATTTGCAGTAGCTTGTTCATAGCAATCGCTGCATTCGCAGCGGTAACTTCTTCTCCTGCCGCTTCCATGACTAGGCGGTTCTTCAGCTCTTTATAGTATTTCTTCTGCTGCCGTGACAGTTCGATAGCGCGTTTAACATACGTCATCTCGGGCAAGTCTAGGCACTGCTCCTTGGTAAAACGGATGGCAGGTTGTAACGCGTTGTAGACTGTCTGCGTTGCTGTAGGCTTTGGTATCCACTTGAACTGCGATATCTTCAGCATCACTTGATCTCTGAACGAACCAAAGAACCGTGGGACTGTTGTTGAGTTAACAAGTTTAGCTAGACCGTACGCGTCCAAAGGTGACTGCGCGGCGGGTGTACCTGTCATCATCCACAGCCAAGTGTCCTCGGTGACTAATCTATTGAGGCACTTCCATCTTTTGCTTTGTGCGTTCTTGTAGTGTGTAGCTTCGTCTACGATAATCAGGTCAAAGCCGCCGTTACGAATGTCCTCTTCGACAATCTCTACACCATCGTAGTTAATCACCACGAACTCTGCGCCAGAATTGATAATCTTTTTTCGCTTATCTTTGGCTCCGTGTGCCACGTCCACCGTGCGGTGCATGGCAACATCAAACAAGTCCGCTCGCCACGCCGAATCCATAATAGATAGCGGACAGATAACTAACGCCCTGCGGATGTGGCCCTGCTGCATTAAGAAGTCAGCGGCCCAGATAGCAGACGCGGTCTTACCTGTACCCTGCTCGTTGAAGCAGAATGATTTACGGTGCAGGGTTAAGAACTCAGCGGTTGTGCGTTGGTGATCCATGGGCTTGAACCGACCCGACCACTGATATCGTTTGGTAATGGGTGACGGTGCCTTGACTCCTAAACTCCGCAGGGTGTGTACCTCGTCAACTCCCCAATTAACAGCTACCTCGTTCGTACTCACTTCCCTACTCTTCGGTATAGTTTCAGTGATACGTTTGGGGTTGCGTAACTTTAACAGTAACGCCTTATCACGTAATATCTTCATATTTTCTCCGGTGTTAGTGCGGCACTAACGTTTTTTGCCTTTGCTCAAGGCACCACCTGCTGCACGGTTTTTATTGCGGTTCTGTATCTTGTACCCGTCTTTGTTTGTCCCCCCGCGAGACAACGGTTTCTTATGCGCGATATCTTTACCTTCGCGCTTGTCGGCTTTGCCGTTCTTGTTTTTATCGACGCCAGTCTTGTCCACCTTACGCCGTGCACGTTGACGTTCCATACGGTCTGTGTGTTCACCGCGATTTTTCTGCTGCGTGTACTCTTTCTTGTAAGGGCGTGGTTTATTTTTATATGGCATCAGTTTGCTCCGTTATGTGGACACTCTAATATGGGGCAGTGGCGTTTGCATAACCCGCTAGGTTTTGGGTTCCAGACGTTCACTTCAAAGGCTTTCTCCATCATACCATGTTTTGATAGCCATTTCTTCCACAATTCTTCTTTATCAAAGGTAGTATATTTATCTTTGACTAGATCGTTTGCGATCACGAACAGCAACCCTGCATGGATTTTACTGACTGGGTAGTGCGCGAACACCGTCAGTGCCATCAACTCTAGCTGTCCTTTGTCAGCATATCGTGACGACTTACCAGTCTTGTAGTCAATCACCCATGCCATGTCGCCAAGCACATCAACAATGATAAGGTCAGCGATCCCACGAAACCAAACGTGCTTGTCGTAGAAGCCGCAGGGTTCCAAGTTCTTGGTTAGCCCCATCTTCTTTTCTGTTAACTTCTTACCACGTCTTTGCCGCAATGAATTTAGCGCTCCTTGAGCAAAGGAAAACTTTTTCGGTAGAGGGGTGTCTTTACCTACGTGATCCTCTGCTGCTTTGTGGAACTCAGAGCCGTAGCGGATAGCTTCCGTCTGCTCAAAGGGAACTTCCTTCAACACGTGCACGTGATAGAACTGCTTCGGGCAGGTTTCAAAGGCTTTTAGTTTACTGAACGACCAAGGCGAGGCGGTGACAGGTTTGCTCATGAATTTTCTTCCGCGTAGTTAAATTCGAATTTACATGCCGCAAGGTCATGTTTGAGTAACCCATGAAAATGCCTGCATCTCCCAGTTTCAGATATGCACTGTGGTGCGTCCTCTTTGAACCCACCGCAAACTTCAGGGCAATCCATTTCGTCTCGCGGTAAAGCAAGTTTACCTGTGTTATCTTTCAACTTAACAATACTAAATCTACGACTAAACTCTAACAGTATGTCGTAATCCGTTGCGTGGGACACAATATTACTAGGCCTCACTCGCATTCTCCGTATGATTTGGCGGTAGCTGCTTCACAATCTATGGGTAGTCCTTCCGCCCAATCAGGTGCCCACCGCATTGCTTCCTCAACATGCTCTACTGCGTCCGCAACTTCGGCGTCAGGTACACAGCATACAATTGAATCGTGTACAGTTAACACCACTTTGTATCTTTTAGCAATCCGCAGCATCTGGTCACCAATGATGCATCTAGCAATACCTTGGCATACGTTCTCCACGACCTTCCCGCCGTATATTTTCTTCGCGCCGCCTCGGACTTTGTAATAATACTGCGGCCCTTTTTCTTCCTCTTCTGCGAAGAGGCCATGGTAGAACATGGGTAAGCCAGAGGGCAATATAACAGCTTTAGCTGCGGTATCCACATCAAGGACTCCGGTCCTGCCTATGGCTAGCTTATCCCCCTGCGCCATGTACCGTATCATGTTCTGGCAGTTGCGCCACAGTTGGCTGATCTTCCAGTTGGTATCGCGGTAGATGTTTATGACCCGCCGCGCTTCGTCCAAGTCCATATCAAACCCAAACGACTTTAGCTGCGCTTGGAACTTGAGCGCACCCATACCGTAACCTGCACCAAGAATAGTGGTCTTGCCGACGAACCGTTGGTCTTTACTTACATCGTCCACACTTACACCGTAGATACTGGACGCCATCTTCTTATACACATCCTCTTTGTTAGTGAATGCACTAACAAGATCATCTTGCTCCGCTAGCCACGCCAACACCCGCGCTTCGATCTGCGCTGAGTCAGCTTCAACTATTGTATGCCCCTCTGGTGCAATGATTGCCTTCTTTAGTGCCTTGGCGTTTGGTCCTCGGCTCGGCAGGTTTTGCAGGTTGATCTTATCATCACCGCCCCACCGCCCAGTATGCGCGGCGTAGTACCTCACTGGTACCGGGAGTAATCCACGCTTCGATATATCTATAAACCTCTGAGTACGTGTTTCTTCCAAGGTACTTTTGGTACCTAACCTAGCTGCGACCAGTGCTTGCACCTTGTCGTTGCCATGCTCCAACAGTCCTTTGAACGCCTCGTCATTCTTTGCGAACGCGTAGGTTTCTTTACCTGTGGTGGGGCTTTCTTTTGTTGGTGGCACTACACCTAAACTCTCTAGTATGGCGGCGAACTTCTGGTTGGACATCAGGTCTTTCTTGTCCGTGATATCTGCCTCAACCATCAACTGGTCTTTACGGTATTTCACGTTCTCAAGGTGCATCTCCAACAGACCAAGGTTTAAGTCCAGTGTAGGTTCGGTGAACATGCGTAGGGTCAGGTCAATCAGACGTAGCTCCTTACGTGGAAACTTCTTAGCCATGCGTGTGAAGAGTTTGAACGTTAGGTCAACATCGTTGACACAGTAATCACCATACGTTGACAACTCATG